AGTCCACATAGCGTGTGTTATCTATGCGTTTCATAATCTTTACGTTACCTGCTTTCCACTGTTGGTAGGCTTTACTGACCCTACGCTGCACCATTTCGGTCAGTGGTTCCTTGTTATAGATAAAAACATCATAAAAATGACTATGACTTATACCTGCAAGTTCAGCAAACAGGGCTATAGAGATGCCTCTATCCTTGTCGGCATTGAACCTTTGCATGTGTTTTGTCAGTTCACGCTTGCTTAACGGGGTCATATCTGTACTCCACTGTGTAACCAATACCTTGCAAGAACCCTAAAAAGTCCACTTCGCCGTAACTGTAGGCAGGGTCAGCGGGGACAACTACATGGTTAGTGCTTGCCAACTTCCTTGTTTGGGCATGATGCCCTACCAATTTGGTGTAATCAAAGTTTTCTTCATGAAAACCAAGCCCTACATACTCTATGCTGAAGTATTTGGCTATTTCATCAGGACAATACTTATAACCATAAGATTTAAGAAGTGGTTTTAATATAGCTGAGAGTTGTGCATCCTCATTCCATCCGTGTATCTCATTGCTGTTTAAGTGCATGATGCCGTGCTTGTTACAGGCTTCTAAGAATCGCTTGCTTCGCAAAGAGAATCCACCGTTCTGTACCACTTTGACTGGCTCTGTAGCTTGAGTCCAAGAAAAGTGGAGGTACAGGTTACCTTCACCAAAAGCACAGTGTGAGGGTGCACCTATGTAATCGTATTCATAGTATTCAGGTTTAAAGTTCTTGCCGTTAAGTACCCACCCATCGTCTTGAACGATAAGGCAGTAGTCAGTCTCTATATAGGCGTACAAGCCGTGCATCATAAACAGAGAATACCCAAGGTAATCTATGTTGTGGCAACGCTTCCAGACTACATTGCTTGGCAAGTTGGGCGGCTCTTCTATAGAGATGAGTAAGCCCTGTGAGCCTGGCAACTCTTGCATGGACTTCACTATGGAAGGTATGGCAGAAGCACCGTTGTTGTGTCCGTACACAGACACAATGGTTAATTGACTATGAACCATACATTCCAATCCTCTTTAAATAATCACTTACGTTTCTGCCAACAGCAATTTGTTCAGGAGAGAAAGACTCTTGTGCTGCGCTCACATTGCGTGAGAGTTTGTGAGCTATCAATCTAGGCTGAATCTGTTCGGCATAAGCGACAGCAGCGAGGGCAGAGGCAATCACACGGTCATCTTTACCCCGACCAGGTGCGCCTAAGAATCCACCTTCTCGCACGATACCTTTCATTTCTTCTAGGGTATCCATGCTGAAGATACCCATCATGCCCCGCTCAAAATAGTCTTTCATGTACTGCAACATACGTTCCTTGCTGTTGCTTGTAGTTAGGTAGCCTATGCTGTTTGACAAGCCCCCTAGCGTGTCATTACGCCTCCAGATGTAGTTTGTCATGCTACCCAACACATCCATCAAGTCTCGGCCTGTAGCCCCACCCATAGAGGTAGCCAAGCGTTTCAAGTTCCTTAACTCGTTAATCACAGCTTGCCCTGGCCCGTTAACTTCCAAGTTAAGTGTGCTGTTCTTGTAGGCTCCTGCTAAGTGAGCTATCACCCACGCAAACTGGTAGGTGTTGAGTTCAGAGGTTGCAAACTCTGCTACTTGGTCTAGGCCATCTGCATAACAGCGGAAGACTTGAATACAGAACCTGTCTGCCCAGTCACTGCTACCGTAGGCAGGGTCAGCACCAATCACGTAGTAGGCACTGTCTATAGGTTCTTCCCATACTTTCAAAGAACCAAGTCTTTCAGTAGATTTCAAAACTTCTGTGTCTTGAAACAGTTGACCAAAAGAATACCTGTAGTAATCACACTCTGTCTTCTTACTCATCTTGGCGGCTTCCGTACAGCGGGTATGTGAGAAGAAGGACGTTCCTGTCATCACAAAGGCATAGTCTTCTGTAGGTGGAAACTCTTGGTACATAAGGGCATCGTCTTTGATACCCTCAAACATCTTCCATCTCCACCACGCCATTTGACGAGAGTTAATCTCAAAGCCGTAGAGCTTCTTAATATCTTTGTGCCACTCTTTTTCTTCACCAGTCAGCTTGCCATCCCAGTAGACCTTGTAGATGTTGGAGTCAGCAGGGACGGTGTAATACTCATTCCTCCACCACCCGCAGAAGATTGCACGTTGAGTCTTTGCTCGCTTGGCAGTCTTGTACATGTCGTGGAACATGTTGAAGCCTTGAGCCGTACTCTCAAACAAGTACAGCCTCTCAGGGTTCTTCTCAGCAAGAGAAGCTATCAACGAGGCTAGACCTTCTTCGTTACCCCAACTGGCAGTCTCTGTCCCGTGTAGGTAAGTGATAGCTTTACCCTGCCCCAGTCTAGATTTGTTTCCAGCGATTTGGTAAAAGAGTCTTGACCTGTTTTTGAGAACCATCTGGTTTCTGTTGTGGGCAACTAGCGGAATCTTGTATTCTTTCGGGAGTCCTTCAATGTACATAGCAAGAGTTGAGCGGAACATGTCTCTGTTCTCCTCTGTATCTGCCACCAATGTACCCTGCCAGCCAGGGTGGGTGAATTGCCAATATAAATCAAGAGCGAGGGAAATAGTTGTAATACCCAACTGACGGCCTTTAAGAATAACAAAGAAGTGGATGTCTTCATCTAAGCCTTTCTGTATCTCGTCCATCACATATGTCTGAGTACCTAACAGGTTACCCATCTTCTTCAAGCCCTCTTCCTTTGTCTCAATCTTGAGTTCGGAACAGAACTTGTAAAACTTCTTTAAATCAAAGTTCATCTATTTTCCAGTCGGCAATAACTATCGCTGCTTGCTTGTTCTTGGCACATGCTATTAACTCTCGGTAGTGGACAGGGTTGTACTTCTCCTCCCACTCCTTTGCCAACCTAATCTTGTCAGCCTTCTTAATGCAAGACAAGGCTCGCCTCATCTCTTGCTGAAGCTGAATACGACTGTCTCGTAACGCCATCCTCGTAACCAACCTTGTATCCATACTCCACAGCTTCCTGTATACCCATAGCCATCATCACCATCCTATGCTCTGATTGATAAAGACGGTTAACCAAGAGGCGACAAGCCTCCCGCAACTCATCTTCATCCATCCACAACAGTTCAGACATCTTCGTATCCAGCCCACTTAAACAAGTACAAATACATAAGCATCTCCCACCTCTTCTCAGGTTGAATCACAGTCCACGCATATGTGTTCTCTGCTTGCCACAACCAATACTCCCTACTCATGTAGTCCTCCATACACGTACAACTTCTTTATCCGTCTTGGCAGTAAACACCCTACCCAACCTCTTACCCGCCCTGTAATTGGCGTTAAGCACCTTTGCACGGGCTTCCAGAGGTACACAGAAGCTATCCCCTACCTCCATATCCTCGTAAGGGTAGGCGTACACCACCCTAGCCTTGGGCATACTCACACCACTTTCCAGCACTAGCTCTGTAATCATATTAACCTCTCTACCAATAACTCCATAGTATAGACAAAAAAAAGGTTAGTCAAGGAGTAACCCTATGACTAACCAAACACCTTAAAGGAACACTGGCAACTGCTCACCAGTAAACCAACTATACCAAAAAACGTAATTTTTCTATGGGGGGCGAGAAGTGGGGTGCACCTCTTTTCAGACCCTCAGACCCAATCATGTGGGCAAAAGAACTAGCGTCTAGCGTGTGGTGTAGCGTCTAAGCCCATGCCCAAATCTAGAATGCTAGCGTGTAGCGTGTAGGGGATAATTACTAGCACAGGGTAGCGGGATGTGGTAACCCCCAAGCTACCCCGATAAGCTACCAAGGTACAGGATAGATATACTATCTACTAAACACATATAGATATATACTTAGACTAAGACTTAGTCTAACCCTAGTCTATCTACCGATGTCCTAACTTAATTATTCATAGGTAAACACTATGGCCAGGTCGCTGCAGATAGAAATAAATGTAGAGAATAGCTATTGACACTCACATCACTAATCTTATAATTAACTCACTAACTAACATAGTTAGCAACAAACACAAATTGAGAGGTTTCAAAATGCAAATATATGACGTTTATTTTGAAGATATATATCAGGGTTATGCTTGGGCTTGCCATGATTTCGATGCAATCATAAAAGTAGCGGGCGATGCTTGTATTTGTGAAAATGGTCATCGGGATTATCGTTGGTATTCAATCAAAAACTATATTTGACATTTCAGCGGTATGCTTTGCATATCAATCAATCAACTTTAAGAGGTTAGTAACCATGAGACATTATGAAACCATACACACAGAAGACACTAGAGGCTTTCATGTCATCTTTAGCGTGACACATGAAGACTTCCATCCTAGAGACTGTTTCGACTACACAGAAGAAGAACTTGCAGACCTATGCGACAAAATAGACAGAGGTCTGTATGCTTGGTTTATGGCAAGGGTTGAGGTCTATCAACAAGGTATCTTGCTTGGCACTGACTATTTGGGAGGTTGTCTGTATGAGACACCTATGCACTTTGTCAAAGAATCGGGATACTATGATGACATGGTTACAGAAGCCATCACAGATGCAAAGAACAATCTAGAAAGACTCTTTGCCTCTAGAGAACTCATTGCCTGATGTGCCACTTGATAGTCTATTGTCATCAGTAGACTATCTGATTGGTATATACTAATCATCTCATCAACTAACTAAGGATTGTATCCATGAATTACAAAGTAGAGTTTCCTCATTACGATGACGAATTAACCTTGCCTGATAGTTGGCTTGATACCTCTTGGCACAATGATGTATGCCCTAGTTTTGAGAACAAAATAGATGGGGTTGTCTATCGCATTTGGTGTGACTTTAAAGACCCATCTCTAAGCGAAGTTGGGGGGTTGCGTTTTGCGGTTAACAGAAGAACTATTGAGCAGGACGATGAATTGATACCACTTGGTGAGTTCAACACCTTGCAAGAAGCATTAGATTGGACACATACAAGTCCAAGCATTTGATAGTCACATCATTAACTAATAAGGAGAAGTTCTCATGAATACACAATATTTCGTCACCATGCACGACACTTTCATGTCGGATTGGGGCATGGCAAAGGGCAAAGATAACATTATGGTTGTCGAATGCGATACCCTAGAAGATGCCGAATTGATAGCAGAAAACGCTGAAAAGCGCTCAGAAATGAAGAACATAGACATTTGGACAGAGATGCCCAAATACAACGAAGATAAGGTTTTGTTAAGTGTTAAGACCTTTGACCAACTTTCAGGCCCTTGGAAAGAGGTGGCAGCATGAATAAACCACTTGAATGGAAAGAGTTATGGGATGCAATGGACGCAAACCCTGACGCATGGATACCTACTACCGAAGCCATGTATTGGCAAATGTTAGAAGTATTACCGCCTATAAAGATGCTTGGGGAAAATTTTTTAGTAGGTGAAGCCAACGACCATAACGAAAATGGTGAAGCCTCATATGCGTGTTTTACAAAGTTTGGGGACACATACAAAGCCAAGCATTTGACTGTAAAAGAGTTTATGGCAGAGCATGGATACATACCCGCCAAAGAATTGAGATAGACCAACTGCAAGCCCTTGTAATGAGGGTTTGCGGGTGTGTTATCCGACATGCTGCAACAACCTGGAGGTCTGTGACCATGAAAACTTATAGCGAGAATTTTATAGAACTGCTTGCACAAACTGCATTGCACTCTGCCTGTGAAGTAATCCAAGAAGAATTAGGGCAAACAGATGGAGGAGTGGCGGGTATCTACTTCTCAGGGGATAAAGAACATTTAATTATCCAAATCTTAAAAGACTACATTTCAACCGAAATCATGTTCAAGGAGTAGCCCCATGAAAATTAAGCCCCTTGATGTTGCATATCACCGAAATGGTGTGAGCGGTGAACCCTTTCATTGTGTCATCTTTGACAAGGAAGAGAATGGAAAAACTACCCACATGCTTGCGGTTAGATTCCCCGATGATGAGGGAGAGGGGTATCAAAACCCCCGCATTGCAGTCTTTGACATTGCCCTTTTGTATGAGTCTGTGATTGAGTTTGGAGAGAATTCTTTCAGAGGTGACCATTTTGTTGATGACATCGACCAAGCCATAAAAGCCCATTACGAGGAAACATCCCCATGATTGATACACATTGGCTGCAAAGCCCCAAGCCCGTAGAAATTAACTTTAATGATGTTACAGGGGCACTATTTGACCTCTACGACATCAAACAAGCCCTGACACGCAAGGTAAAAAAACAGCCCCTAGATGGGGATTGTTCAGGCTTTACCATTGGTGAAACATTGGACTCTGTGATTGAGTTCTTAGAGCAGTTAGAAGTTAAATGCACAGAGGTAACCCCATGATAAAAGCCCCAAACCCCGACAACGACACAACAAAACGCTATCCCCGCACCTTGCGGGAAGCCTTTCCTGAAGCCCCAAGCCCCACATTTGACAAGACAGACACCCTTGTTTTGCGTGTGTGTGGTGTTGCTGCCATGTTTCTTGCCCTTATTCTTGCGATGGGATGGTGATGAATGAGTTGGCTCTTTTCGCAGGTGCAGGTGGCGGCATTCTTGGGGGACACCTCCTTGGATGGCGAACAGTCTGCGCCGTTGAGTGGGAAGTCTATCCCGCAAGCGTATTGCTCGCCCGACAAAATGACAGAAGTCTCCCGCCTTTCCCGATATGGGATGACGTTTGCACCTTTGACGGAAGACCTTGGGCAGGAATTGTTGACGTTGTATCGGGAGGGTTTCCATGCCAAGACATCTCAATCGCAGGAAATGGGGACGGACTTGACGGAGAGCGGTCAGGAATGTGGAGAGAGATGGCACGGATTATTGGCGAGGTTCGACCCCGATTCGCATTTGTGGAGAACAGTCCAATGCTCGTTACTAGGGGACTTGAACGAGTCCTTGCAGACCTTACCGCAATGGGGTATGACAGTCGGTGGGGAGTTGTATCTGCTGCCGACATTGGTGCAAAGCACAAACGAGAAAGAATCTGGATTGTCGCTTGTTCCAACACCCACAAGCAGTACAGGGGGTGCAAACCACAACAGCCCCACAACATTGGCAGGAAAGCGTTACACGATGAACCTGGCGGGGTTTGTCCAACTGAACCCCATAAGGCAAATGTGGGGAACACCCAAAGCCCAAGACTCTCGACACGCATTGAGGGACAGGGGCAAAGGCAACCTTGGGGAACAAGTATCGGGTCTGCACAATGGTGGGAAACTGAACCCAACGTGGACAGAGTGGTTGATGGGATGGCCTCTAGAGTGGACAGACTTAAAGCCATTGGGAACGGACAAGTCCCCCTCTGCGCTGCAACCGCTTGGAGACTCTTGACAAAAGATTGGGAGTTGATGTTATGATTCGCCCCATCGTAGTGATGCACGATAAGCAAGCCCCTAAGTGTCTGTATTGGGGAGTCCTTTATGGATTCCGCATCACCCAGTGCAGACGTTTAGGGGCTTTTTTATTGTCATCAAGCGGTCGGGGGCATCACCCACCCCTTGTAAATGTTGATGCGACAGATACAGATAAGCGTGACGAACTGGGCTTGTGCCTCCTAGGTGAGCATCCTTCGGGGCAGAGAAAACTTGGGTTTGACAAGAAGGTAGTAGCCAACTTGTTGAATAGTCTAGATAAACGAGAGCATCTATCTCCTGTGGATAACACAGTGGATAACTTACCCACAGGCAGGTCTTCGGGTGGCCTTTCTATGCGTGAAATAAAAGGTTTATCAATGGATTCAATTCAAGCCCACAAGATACTGAACGAAGTAAAAGAAGGAATATGGCATTCACAGAATGACATAGTTCGTGCCCTAGTAACTACTGGAGATATAGATGTTAAATGCCCTAATTTGGAGTCTGATTCTTTTACTGGGACTGATGATAGGGATAGCCCCTTTTGTCTGCCTAGTGCTTTACAAACTACATAAGGAGAACCCCACATGATTGAAACAGATGATGACATTCAAGACTACAAACGTGAGTGGCAAGGGCTAACACCTGAAGAAATTCTAGATATGTTTGATGACCACCAGGTCTATGGTAGTAAGTGGTTGGAATTCGCTCGTTCACTGGAAAACAAACTTAAGGAGAAAAACACATAAAATAAATGCTTGACTACATATCATTAACTGTGCTTATAATCTAATCCCATTTAACTTGAAAGGTTCGTGACCATGAAACTGTGTATTCAATGTAAATATATTCTCCCCTCTTTACGGGATGAACTAGATGACAACGCTAGATGCGGGTTTGAACACCCTATAAGCCTTGTTACAGGCCTTAAAACAAATAGGGACACCCTACCCTATGCCGAGTTAGATAGGCGCACCACAGGACGTTGTACCCCACTTGCTACCCATTGGGAAGCAGCAGACCATGTGATGACAGAAGAAGAAGAATTACTGAAAGGAAATTCAGTATGAGTGACTTTTCTGCAACAACTCGTAACTCTGCGATATGGTCGGGTGACTCTCGTAAGGTAGCCAACGGCAAAGCTAACGAGGTCATCCTTACCAAGCAAGGCAAGATGCCCATACCTGACCTATCCCACATAGAAGCAGTACAGATGGGTCATGTGATGGAACCTGTCATTGGCAGACTCGCACAAGCCAAGCTAGGTACAGAGTTAGTCAAAATTGAGGAGAGTCTCACACATGCCAAACACCCTTGGTTCAAGTCACACTTTGACTTTGCTGGTAAGCAAGGCGGCAAGAGCTTTCTCGTTGAAGCTAAGAACTACAACGCTAGTGTGCGTGGTAAGTTTGATGTTACGGGCATCTGCCCCCCTAGTGACATGGCGCAACTTGTGCACGAAGCTGCTGTATATGGTGTCGATATGGTTTACCTCGCCATATTATTCGGAGGTCAGGAATTCCTACTTATTCCTTTTACCATCACGGATGAACAGAAGGAAGAACTTATTCAACAAATGGCAGTCGTGTGGGGTCATGCACAAGCAGGAACAACTCTTCCCCCCGAAGACCTAGAACAGGTCAAACTCCTGTACCCACAGGAAGTAACAGGAAGCCTTAAAACAGCCTCTGCAAGCGTGGAACAAGCCTGTCTAGCCCTGAGCCAAGTCAAGGCTCAAATCAAGCTTCTAGAAGCTCATGAAGAGCAGTATCAAACCTTGGTAGCTGGCTATATGGGGGAAGCCTCTGTGCTGTCAACCATTGAGGGGCAAGTTCTTGCCACTTGGAAGAATGCCAAACCCTCTGCAAAGTTTGATAGCAAGATGTTTCAGTCTGCCATGCCTGACATTTACGAGCAGTTTGTCAGGGATATGCCAGGTAGCAGACGTTTTTTGTTGAAAGGTTAATCATGGCTAGATATGGTCAAACACATGGAATGAGAAACAGCCGAGAGTATGGTATTTGGGACACCATGAGAAAAAGATGTCTTAAACCAAACATGCCAAGCTACAAATACTATGGCGCTAAAGGTGTAACTGTATGCGAAAAATGGATGAAGTTTGAAGGATTCTTTGATGACATGGGACATTCAAACGGATTGTGTTTGGACAGAATCGACAACACAAAAGGATACGAGAAAGAAAATTGTCGATGGGTTACGCACAAAGAAAACAACAGAAACAAATCAAACAATGTTCGTGTTGAAGGAAAGACGTTGGCTGAATGGTCAGAAATGACAGGTATCAGTCAACAAGTATTTTTTTATCGTATGAACAAAATGGGAATGTCACCACTTGCGGCAGTGACCACACCCCTAATGAGAGGCCGCAATAAACTTTTGAAGTGAGGTTCACAATGTTTACTTTTGATAAAGACAAGCGTATAGCTGCGCTAGAGAGCAAACTAAATAACTTGTCAAGCATCCTAGATGCACATGGCAAGTTAATCCGTTCTATGGTGGATGCTTACAAACAAATCAAATATGGTGTGAAAGCAGACGGAACACCAAAGAAGAAGCCTGGTAGACCAAGAAAGGTGGTGGTATGAAAGCCTATCCTTTTATGCACAAACACCCCACAAGTGGGCAAACCTCTATAGCAGAAGGTATGGACTTGCGAGACTGGTATGCAGGTCAGGCTTTACAAGGATTGTTAGCCTCTGATGTAAGAGACTCTATGAATATTTTTATAGAGCGGTCTTTTTTAATTGCAGATTTAATGATGAAACAACGAAAGGAAGTTCCCTATGAGTAATATTGTCCCCCTACAAGACATTCAGCACATGGCAGAAGTAGCAGCCAGTAGCAAGATGTTTGGGTTTAAGAACCCACAAGAAGCTATGGCAATCATGTTGCTATGCCAAGCAGAAGGCTTACACCCTGCTATCGCTATGCGTGACTTTCACGTTATCCAAGGTCGTCCTGCTCTGAAAGCAGACGCTATGCTCGCTCGATTCCAACAAGCGGGTGGTTCTGTTACATGGAAGGAATACACCAATGATGCCGTTACGGGTCTATTCACGCATCCGCAAGGAGGCTCTCTTGAAGTCACATGGACTCTTCACCAAGCGAAGGAAATTGGCATCGCCAGCAAGGATAACTGGAAGAACTATCCACGAGCAATGCTCAGAGCGAGGGTCATTAGCGAAGGAATACGAGCTGTATTCCCAGGGTGTGTGGTCGGTGTCTACACACCTGAAGAGGTTGCGGACTTTGCGCCAGCACAAACGGTCAAACATATGGGCAATGTCGAGCGGGTGGAAGACATACATGAGGTTGCACTTGATGCGGTTGAGGAGGAAGGTGCGTTCCCTCTCTATGTCCCTAACACTGACGAACCCTACAAACGCTATGCAACACCCGAAGATTGGATAACAGGCTATGCCGACATGGTTTCCCGCATTATTTCTTCAGCGAAAGTCCCTGTGGAGGAAAAGGCA